TAGCTTGCCAAACAGTTCGCCAGCCTGCTGAGAACGATCCTGCGCTGACTCAAACGCTTGTGCACGAAGTTGTGCTGACTGCCTTGCGAATGCGTCTTGTGTGTTCCGCTGTAGTTCTTGCTCTGCTACAGCCTGCCTTGAACCACCAAATGCGCCACCCTGTACCGCCGCATCGCCAATACGCTGACGTTCCATATCCGCCTGACGCTGTAGATCCATCATGCTTTGATCCACAACATCTTGTGTGTATGGCGACATGTATTGCTCATATGCACCCGGTGCTAACTGACTCACCCCCTGACCTAGCGTAAAGGCTCCTGCCTGCATCATTGGCTGATATGAACCAATTCCTCCAACGCCTAGATTAATTGCTTCCTGTTGCGCTGAAGTCATAGGCGCAACTTGATACCCTGGAATCGTTGTTGCCTGACCTCCTAATGCCTTAGTGCTCGTTAAAAGATCTTTAAGAAACGTCTCCTGATAGCCGGGAAGTACGGTAAGTTGTTCGGTGCGAACTGTTTCAGCCATTATGCCATCCTCTCAAACTTATCCATCATGGCATACAGACGCTTGGCACCAAGCTCTCTGTTTCCATTGCCTGCGCCTACGACAGACTTTTCTTTAAATACAAATTCACCGTCCGAGAGTCTTGCCTCCTGAACTTTCTTACCATTCTGATAAATGCCGGCGTTTACACTGTCAGAGGTTCCATTGCCTGGCCCCTCGACATAACCACCTTCTTCAACAGAACCGCCTTCTTTTAAAGTAATAATTCCGCCCAGAGCCATATTCATAGACTCTTCTCTGCGCGCCATAACAGCATCTTCAAGTTCTTCTGCGGTGTCATACGCAATACCAGTTACCGAATCCATAAATAAACCACCAATAAGTTCACCTTGATAGTCGGGGCGAGATTCAAGATCCCTTGGATCAAGTTTCGTATCCCCATCGGTTATGTCTTCATCACCTATGCCGGTAAGTGCCAACAAGTTAGAACCAAGATAAATGTCCCCGCCTGTTATCCCTGTACCAAAAATTCCACTTTTCGCTGTTTCGGTTGCGGCAGTCTGAGCGGCTGTTTCGGTTGCGGCAGTCTGAGCGGCTTTGCTAACTGCGGCTTGTTTTACAGCCTCTCCGCCGGCGGCTTGCGCGGCTCCTGCGCCTTGAACTCCCATAGCACCAAGGCCTGCACCAGCCCCACCAGCCAGAATAGCGTTCATTATCGCGTCTTTAGGCTTGCCACCGGCAACAAGAGTACCAATGCCAGAGCCGAGAGCCGCGTTCATAGCCGCACTACCAGCAGGACCTCCTAAAAAGAATCCTGCTGCTGCACCTGCAATTGGTAACAAACTTTTAAGATTTAATCCCATTATGCCACTACCTTAACCGTTCCACCATCATTATACAACGATCCGCTCTCAAGTCCAGTTGCGGAGGTTGGGAGGTTTGTAAGAGTAATCTTCGTGCCTCGTAACTCTCCGGGGTTCTGTAATTGTATCACAAGTTGCGTTAATGAGCGAACCATCTCATCAAAGTATTGTCTGTCGTACTCTTCTGGAGGTAACGGAAACTGTGGAGGTACAAGTTGTCTACTCATCGTTTACCGTCCGGCTGTATTTCTAATCTCGGAGAACCTAAACGCCAAAACACACCTTGGTTATCTGATTCAATTCGCAAACCAAAAGAACGACCTCTAAGTCTAGTATGGTTTTGTTGAGTAGTATCAGTAACTGTTAGCGGCTTGGAAGTTGTAAATCCAGTGTTAGGGAATCTTTGTGCTTTTAATGTGATCGTAGCTTCTTTAACAGCCGAAGCATCAGACCTATCAAAACTAACGTCTGGAATCATGCGCCGCACAAAAAAGAAACTTTCACCATCCTGAATATCAATAGGAGCAGACTCGATGAATGCTGATAAAGGCTCACCGTCTGCATCAACACCTCGCTCATGATCATACATAATCAACGGCGTGGCTACATTTGACTGTGATGTAGTTGCTATTGGGAACTCGTTAATACCGCGATCTATCCACGCGGTACGCTCTAAGTTGCCCACATACCAGATCTTCTGCTCATAATTATACACAACATATCTGTCGTTTTCGGCGGTGCCGCCACTTGCAATAGAATTGTCCTCACTTGTGTAGAACCAAAAGACTTCACCAAAAGCAGCGTTTGACCCAGCAAAGATTTTATCTTCCTGTTGTACGTCAAAGTTTTCAAACACATAATCGCGCACTGTGCAGGGTAGTGGCTGCACACGACCATCATATACATAAAAACGGTTTTTACCCATCCAGAACACCGCGTCACCCACCGCAACAGCAGAATTTATACCAGCAATAGTTGTCTGATTAGATAACTGACTTACACCAAAAGTAAATGGCGCACCAATAAACTGCATTGAATGCACTGAACTATCTGTTATTACAATTATTTCACGGCGGGTTTCTACTGCTTGGATGATTTTAGAACCATTTCCTAAACGCAAGTCACCCGCTGTATTTGTAGCTGTAGGTGTCCAGTCGAAAGCATTTTCTTGACTACTGAAACGAATAAGCAAAGGGTCAAGAATGTCGCTGCCAATGGGAGTCGCTCCAAAAGCAATGACATGTCTATCCCTGTCAGAGATAGCAATTTGTCGAGCCTTAGAAGGGGCGGTACTTGCATAATACGTTAAGAGTTTACCTCTAATAGACAGACCCTGTGCGGCGCTCCAATAATAAATAGAATCATCAACAGCATTGAAGATAAGATCTTCACCAAAATTATCTTGCTTCCACAAACGAATTGCGTCCGAAGCAGTGATGTTTGCCGCGCTGCTCCATGCACCTCGTCCCCAAGTACCTGCGCCCCAGCCTACACCGCCTGTCGAGACATCTAGGCCAATACTTATTTCATATTGCACATCTGCTTCACCCGCATTTAACACACCGTCAATTGCACCTGTAGTAAGACTAAAAGTATATGTGCTGTTATTGAATCTGGTAATAACGTACTCACCAGCTAACTGTGTTGCTAAGTCAGGATATAGACCAGAATCAAAGCCAACATCAGATATAATCACAGAATCGCCTGTAAGTGCGCCGTGATCAGAGTGTGTTACTGTTACCAGTGTACTGCCCTTGCTTGTAGTAAAGGTTAAAGGTGAGGTTGTGGGAAGCTGTGTTTGAGTAACGGCGTTGCCCACTACTCCTGTAGCAGATATTCCTGTAGCTACACCTTGCGGTAGGGTCTGAAGAGAAGAAGTTAGACCGGGACCCGTTACAGGAACAACTTGACTAGGAACAGCAGAAACTGTCCCTACTGCGGCGGTTGAAGAATTACCTGTTACAGCTAAAGTTGTGACGGCTCCCGGCAATGCAGGGGAACCAGTAGAAGAGTTAGCCATTGTCCCTCTCGCGGCAACAGAGAGAAGTAGACCAACAGTAATTGAGTTGAGAGTGGAAGTGCTTGAAACTCCAGATGCAGATACGATTATATTAGCCATTTTGCACCTATGAAATACTTACCGTTACACTACCTACGGCGCTAGTTGCGGAAGAACCAGTTAAAGTGACTTGATTACTACCTAAAAACACAGTTACTGTACCCAAATTCCCAGTGCTTGAATTTCCTGTGGGTCTTGCAGGAACCATTACACTAAGTCTGATCGGAGTAATATTGTTAAAAACACCTCCAGACTCAATATAATACTTCTTAGTGGTTCCCATGCCTACAAACGGCACACCACCAAGAGATTGCCAAGCGTGTAATGATCTGGGCGTACCAAAGAAAGTATCTTGAGTTCTATTCTGCCAACCACCCAACTTTTCAGGAAAGCCAAAACGGAACCGCACCTTGTCGCTGTCAACCCAGCCGCCTTCGTTAGAATACGCTGTGGTATCCTTTACGACCCCCGGCTTGAATTGCAGCTTGGTTAGCGGCATCAATCAGCATCCGCAATGGTCAAGGTTCCCGCATCTACCTGACGCATGATTTCTTCGTAGTGGCGGTTTCCCACCGCACCTAATACAATTTGATATGTTTCACCCTTTAACACAAAGCTGATGCCAACATTTTCCGTATCATCGGGGTCACGGGTATACTGTGCTGATGTAATATTCATCTATAACTCCGCATTAAAAAATAGCGTATTTAAATTTTTAGTCTGATTAGAGGTGGCGGCTATATATGCCTGATAATGACTTTGATACGACTTATATTCAGTTGGAGTGTTATCGCCTGTCACTGTGGCTAATGGTATTGCTCTCATTGATTGAGGATGATAAACGCTATACATTTTATGAGAATCAGCATATTGAGTGGCATAGGCAACAGCACCGCCAGCAATACCAGCAACCTGATAATAATACCGCTGACACTTGCGTAGCGTAGTGCCGTAGTCCTCATGCTCAAACGGCGTGGCTGTCTGGCCTACTTCAACTTGCCAGCCTGTTAAGAAAAATTCGTTATCTGTACTAGACAAGAAGTTAACTTGGTTAGAAGTTGCCACAACATTGCTTGTGTTCCATTGATTTGCGGTGCCGTGATAAGTGCTTCCCATTGATAAAGAAATTTCGTGAAGTGCACCAATTCCATTAGTGGTCAACCAAGTGCCGCTTGTGTCGCCCGGAATCGTAAATGATATTCTTTCCCAAGTATTTGCAGAAGCTAAACTAAACTCTTTTATGTATGATCTATTAAGCGCACTGTTTCTAACATTATAACAAAATGTACCTGTTAAATTAGATTTAGCGTAAAAGGATACTACAATAGATTTTGCACCTGATGCGCCATATCCTAAAACAGCATTGTTAAGTCCTTCTATCCTCTGATTAAATGATAAATATTGACCAGCAGCAATAGTTCCATCAATAGTGGTGCAATCGAATTTAATGCTGTTGTAAAAACCTTCACCACTGGGAACAGTAGTGTCTTGTGTAATGGTAGTAGCACCATCGTTACTATTAAAAACGTGCATCCTGTCTAATGTGTAAGTATCATCGGAAGGGTCTGCAAATGAAGTTCCCCGCTGTGCCACCTTCATCGCGCCATTGATGACGAGGTTGCGACCTGTAATGCCACCCGCATTTGCGCTACCAGCTAGGTCTGCGAAATCTCTTGCTCTACTCATATCATCACTCCGGTTTAGTAGGCCAATCATTATCTAATAAATTAGGCCAATTAGAATGTTCTGTTATATCTCGCAGTGCTTGGCGATATGTTTTTTGTGCCGCAGTCATTGTGCGGTCTGAGGTAGCCCACCAATCTGTTGCAGATAAGAACATATTTCTTCTATTTCTATGTCTTTTTTCTAAAGAATCTACCATTTATATTTCCTATGCCTCATCAGTTTCATATACAAGTGAACCGGCAAATTTTGAATTAGCAACATTCCAATACACTGCATCAGCAAGTTCCATTACAGCACCGTTTGCATAGTGAACAATTATTTTTTTAGTGTTATAAATACCAGATGTCATAGGTGTATAACCAGCCGCCCAACCCGAAGTAGCCAAATAATCGTGTATAACTCCACCGGGGTTATAGTCAGCTTCATTTTTTAAATTAAATGGTAAACCAACAATTCTTAAATGTGATGCATCACTACCGTTATTCGTATAACCAGTTCCACTTCCATTTATATAAGTCCACGATACAGCAACAAGGTCTCCTATTCTGGTGTATGTACCATATGCGGTAGCGGGTGTGGTTGAAAATATAGTCGCATCTCCGTCAGTAGCATTATCACCAGAAACAATAGGTGTCCATGTGCCAGTTCGATAGAACGCATTAGTTGTTAAATCTGTCATCTTAAAGTTAGCAGATTGCAAACTTAGCGTACTACCCATAGTCACACCACCGCTAAACGTACCGCCCTGCGCCTTGCTCACGGTGTCAGCAAGCTGGAACTTTTCATAGAGAACAATCGCAACTACGTTACCCGCAGATAGTGCAGACAGTCCCCCAACAGTGTTTGCGGCTGTTGTGTTGTAGTCGGTGCCTTGCACAAGAGAAACACCGTTAAGACTTACCTCAATTTCTGTGCCGCCGGAGAAAGACAGTCCGGGTATTTGTGCAGTGCCAATAGATGTCTCACCGCCTGTTGCTGTGTAATAATGCCTTGTTCTTACGGCTTCACTGTTAATTTTAGCTACGTTATAAATATCATAAACAACAACCTCAACAATATCGCCACCAGATAGCGCAGCAAGGCCACCAATGGTATTTGCTGTAGCCGTGCCATAGTCAGTGCCAGCTACAAGAGCAACGCCATTTAGGTATACGTCTACATACTCTCCATCAGAAAAGGTAAGCGTCTTGCCACCATCATCTGCACCAGAAAGTGATGTTTCACCACCAGTAGCGGTAAAGTAGTATCGAGTGCGTACACCTGAACCTGTCGGAGATTTGCCAATATAAGGCATTAGTCAGCCTCCTCTATTGTTA